GTGGACGACGTCAACGAAAAACTTAACGCGCTGCTGTCCGACCCCGGCAGTATGGCGCAGATCATGCAGTTGGCGCAGCAGCTCTCCGGATCCATGGGTGGCGAGAACACACCGCCATCTCCTCCGTCACCTCCTCAGGCGGTCCCACCACCTGCGCCACTGCCGGCCATTGATCCCCAGGTCATCGCCAAATACCTGCCCCTGCTGCAGGAGCTGACCCGCGACACCAGCCAAACCACCCAATTGCTCTACGCGCTGCGGCCGTTTCTGAAGGACGGCAAACAGAATAAGGTGGAGCGCGCCGCCAGGCTAGCGCGGCTCATCACCATTGGCAAGCGATTTCTTTCGGAAGGGGGCGGTTTCCCTGTATAACCGCTATATTCGCGGCGACGATGGCATCTATACCCGCGTTCCCGTGGACGAAGCGCCGCCGCGCCCCAATCCGCCGCCGAAGGGTCCTCCTCCGCCGCCACCGGAGCACGGTGCACCGGAGCGTGGCTTCTTCAACGACCTGCTGGAAAAGCTGCACCTCGGCGATTTAGACGCCGGCGACCTGCTGCTGCTTTTTCTGCTGTTCTATCTCTCCAGGCAGAAAGCCGACGAGGAACTGCTTATCGCCATCGGCCTACTGCTAATCCTGTGACTTCCAGTATTTACATTTGCAAAATGGTTACAAAACGGTTACAATGTACCCAGTCTTGCAAGGCAAATACCACAAGGAGGTACAGCAACTATGTTCTGCAATTTCGACTGCGCTTCCCTGCTGAAGCTGCTGTGCGGCTTTTTCGGCAAGTGCTGAAGTCTATGCACATAAAAAAACACCCCTCGACAGCTCGTCGAGGGGTGTTTTACTGTAAATTAAAATTACTTCACAGCTTCCGCCACGGCCACGGCCACGGCCACGGTCGCGCCGACCATAGGATTGTTGCCCATGCCCTTTTTGGTTTTTTATGTCTTTCCACGTTTTATCAAATTTTCCCCGTAAGCCTTGTGCCACAAGGCTTTTCCCACATGGTCGCTTTCTGTCCGTTTCCTCTTTTTGCCACGTTTTTCTGTGCTTTTCTGAAAAAATGTGGACAGAATGTGGACAAGAATTGCTATAGCATTTGACAAATTCCGATGTCTCGTTTATTCTAAGGCCATAAAGGAGGTATCGCTATGAATTTTGTCGACGTCGATTATACCGAGGTGCCAGACGAGCCTGTCACGGACACATGGTACACCTGTCCGGCTTGCGGCTGTCTAAATCATTCCGGCTCCCCCTGCGATTGCGGTTATGATCCGCGCCGCGCTGTGTCCCCGAAGAAACGCCGCAGGCGCAGGCCCTCTACCGCAGTGATCATCCTCTCCGTCGCGCTGCTTGCTTCGCTGGCCATCAGCGTAGCGAGGGAGATCTCCTACTCAGAGTGCCGCGCAGACCTGCTTGACGCCCAGGAGAACAACGCCAACGCGCGCACCAGCATATCGAACCTCACGTCCACCGTCAAGGGCCTACGGGATGAGCTTGACGCCCTCTCCCTTTACGCAGACAACGCCTGTGTAGTTCCTACCGGTGGCCGTATGTATCACCGGGATCCCACCTGCTCGAAATGTGACCTGTCGGCCGGATACTGGATATTCAATACAGAGCTTGCCCTAAGCAACGGGTACAGAGCGTGCCCCTCCTGTTCCGTTGTTCGAATGCCAGTTCTGGGAAATTAGTCTTAAAGTGCAAAGCCGGAGAGCCTAAGCTCTCCGGCTTTAATCATTTCAGCACCGGCATTTTCACCGTGCCGCCGCCCAGCACAGGCATCTGTACGCCGGAGCTCTCCCGGCTACCCAGCACAGGCATGGTCACGCCGCTGCCGCCCAGCACCGGCATAGACACGCCCGCGGATCTGCCGGAGCGCCACGGCGCTTCATAGATTTTGCTCTCGGCCCACCCTTCCGAGTAGTAGAGTGCATCCTTCTGCTCGGAGGTCAGATCCATGGCCGCGATGACCTCCAGCTTCTCGGCCTTCTTGCTCATGGACGACGTGGCCGCCTTGTAATTGTAATACTGCGTCGCCGTGATCCCCGCAGACATTTCCAGCTCAGCCTGCGTGAGCAGCGTCTTGTCGCTGGCCATATCCGCGAAATAGATCTCCGCCTGCGCTTCCTTGCTGATATCGGACTGCTGTAGATAATCGAACTTCTGGGATACGGCGCTCTCCGTGCTGGTGGCCTTGATACCCTTCGTTCCGAAGTAGTATGTATAGAAGTCGTCATAAGACACGCCGTTCTGCTTCGCGTCCTGTGCCCTCTCGTATACATCCTTGTTGTATACCTGCAGGGCGTACTCGGCGCCGAAGCAGTCCTTGTTGGCCTCGCGGTACGCGGTGTCCTCATCCTCTCCGGCCGCAAGGTGACTTTCCACAGCGGCACGGAACACGTCTTCCTGCGCGATGGCGTTTTTCTGGATGCCGGTCACGATGGCCTTCAGCTCTCGCGTCTGCTGCTTTTTCTCACTGTCGGACAGCTCCGTGGACGCTTCCACCTCGCGGATCTGTTTCCACAGGTCGGAACAGGCGGTCTGCTGCTTGTTCCACCAGCGGCTCACCACGCCGGATGCCACGTCGCCGGCGTTCTTGGCATACTTCAGTTCGTTGGCCTCGTCGTAGAAGTCGCCGCTTACGCGGTTGCTGCTCATGGCGTCCACCGTGAAGGCCTTTTCAAACATACCGCGCTCGGCCTGCGGTGTCAGCTTCGGCAGGAGGAAATCGCCCAGTACGCCGCTGTACTGATCCAGCACATAGTTCAGCTTTTTCGGCGAGATGCCCAGCGCCTTGCCCACGGCCTTGGAGAACACGTCCGTACTGCTGTCGTAGCGCTCGCCCGGTGCATAGTTCTGCAGGCGCTGGCTCTCAATGTCTCCGCCGTACCACGTCCGGCCGGGGCTGTCCGGGTTGAGGAGCTGCGAGTCGATAAGCGCGGAGAATATGTTGCTGGTCAGCGGGTTCGCCGGGGCGACCTGGTTGCCCATGGTGTTGATGGTGGAGAGAATGTCCACGTCCTCCCCCCTCACCGCATCCGCCACGCGGTCCGCCGTGATGCCCAGCAGGGACAGTTCGCGTCCCTTCGGGATCTTCAGCCAGTAGCCGTTGCCCAGCTTGAACATATAGTTTGTGTCCTTGTCGCTGTCCCGCAGATCGTCCCACTCGTCATCGTCGTGGTACAGCAGCGCGTTCAGCAAGGACGGAGCAATGCCCAGCGCCACGGCCCGCGCCGCCAGCTTGGCCCACTCCTTTGCGCCCTTGGTCTCCGTCACCCGCCGGACGAGCTTGTCAAGGCCCTGCACGCCGGGGTTCAGGAAGGGTACATAGTTGGCGTTCAGCACCTTGCCCAGCGAGCCGGAGCGTCCGAAGTTCACGGTGATATCGGCGGCGGCATAGAGCGCGTCCGCCTCGGCCGCGAGGTCGCTTACCGCTTCGCCCCGCTGTTTTGCGGCCTCCGCCTCCTGCATGACGCCCATAAACTCCGCCAGACGCGGGGCCTGCTCCGCCGCCATGTTCAGCGCCTCCACACGCGCCATCACCTTGCCCATCCGTCCCTTCGGCTCCTTGACGGTGCCGGTGGTGTAGTCGAACACGGAGGAGTAGACGCCGCCCAGCGCCTTGTAGAGCTGCCAGTATTCCCCGTTGTTCTTTATCTCCGCCAGTGCCCGCGGATAGTTCCGCGCAAACGCCGCAGCGTCCCGCGTATTCAGTCCCGCAGTCTGCAGGTCTCGGATCACGTTCCTGGCAAGGAACGTCGGGTTGTAGCCCGTTACCAGCGACTTGAACAGGTTGTTGGCGCCGCGGGCCACGCGCGTCAGCTTATTGCTCTCCGCCGTGTCCGGCGACAGCGCTTTCACGGCGTCGAACAACGTGTCGTCCACCGTCATTTCCCACAGCTTGCCATCCATATAGGCCGTGACGATCTTGTCCTTGCTGGGCCTTTCGATGGCGGCATCGTCCAGTGTCTCCGGGTTGAACTCATGCTCGTACTGGCTCGCCTCCTTGACGTAGCGGTTTACCGCGTCCGTGTCGCCCGTCCGGAGGTAGTCGCGCAGCAGGCGGTCCGCGAAGCGGTTTTTACTGCCCTCACGCACGACCTTCATCGTCTGCTTGCCCAGCGCTTCATGCAGCGGCACCAGGCGTTCCGTGCCGCCCTGTGCGCGGCCCACCGTCTTGCCGATACGCACCGCGTTCAGATCCCGGCCCCGGCCCGCGGCGTCCTTGTCCTGCACGCGCATGGTGGGCACATAGTTGGGATAGAACTCCTTGAGAAAGTCCGCGTTCTCCTTTGTCATAAGCCCGCTGTCCACCCGGTACTGCATCATGTTGTCGATGTACTTCCGTACCTGTGCCTGGTACTCCGCGAACTCCGGATGCTGCGCCAGCAGCTTCTCGGCGCGGGCCCGGCTGTCCTCTGCGGAAAATTCATAGTCGAACACCGGCTTGTCCTGGATGGCCTCGGCCTTGTCCAAATTCCGCAGCAGCCTCTCCCTCTCACGCGCCAGCGCCGCGATGTCCGGATCCGGATCCTCCGTCAGCCGGTGAAGCTGGGCGGCGGTGTCCGTCCGAATATCCGGGTTCTCGGTGTCGAAGTCGCGCAGCGCCGCTTTCGCCTCCAGCACCTTTTCCGCCTTGCCCTCGGACAGGCTCATGCGGTCGATGTTGTGCAGGTCGAACATATAGAGCTGGAAGTCGTGGTAGAGGTCCGCCCCTCTTGCGCGGATGGGCGAGAACACATCGTTGAGGCTGTCCCCCACCTTCCGGCCCCTCACGTCCGTCTGGGCATCCGTGATCATGTTTACGCCCGCAGAGGACGACGCCCGTGCCTGGTTGTAGAACTGATACAGGTACGGATCGCTGACCGCCTCAGACAGCTTCGTGACGCTGTGCCCGGCATCCACCATCTTCCGGTAGAAGAAGTCCCACGCTTCGCGGGCAGCCTCTCGCTTGCTCTGCTTTTTCGGTGTGGTCTTGTCCGTGACCATGTCAGAGGTCGCGTCCTGCAAATACTCTCTGCGGCCGATCACGTCCGCTTGGTCTGCATACAGGTCGGCCAGCTCATCGAGGTCGGCCTGCAAGACCTGTTCCCGCTCTGCCGCCGGAGGTGCTTCGCTCTCCGCCAGCCGTCGGAGCTGCGCGTCATACACGGCATCCGCCGGCGTGTACGGATCATCTGTGAGGATGTTCTCATCCTGCGCCAGCGCGTCCATATAGGCATCCATCTCCGCCCGGTCTGCCGCGGAGACAGGCTCCTGTGTCACCTCTGCCGGTGCGTCGCTGCGGCTCTCGTAGTTGTACACATCCTGCCACGTCATGGCATCTGCTGGCGTCGCCTCAGAGGTATCCCGCCGGATGATATTGCCGTCCCGCACAAATGCGCTCGGTGCACTCTCCCCTATCACCGGCATCTCCACCTCGTTGACATCTCCCTCCGTCTGTGCTATACTATCAACAGAGGGCTCGATGTCAGCTATAGTGTCCTGCGGTGTTGCCGTGGGCCTATCGGAGGCGGCGTCGTAGCCCTCTGCTTTTTTATAAAGCACATTCCCCTCCGCGTCCAGCGCCTCATGCAGATAATAGCGGTTCGCATCATCCTTTGTCACGATGGCTGTCACATAGGTCTGTTTCCCATCATAGGTCACAGGCGCGGCAAACACATAGCTGTCGTACCCTCTCCCCTTCCAGTTCGGTGTGTAGTTGATCTGCACACCGTTTTCTATTACGCCGGGTACGGCCGCCGCCAGTTGGATCTTTGCCTCTCCCGATCCGTGTCCGACTACGCTGTTTCTCACCCGGCTTTTGGAGAACAGCACGTCACCGAAGCCTTCGCGGCGCACCTTCCCGCCGATGCTCTGGAAGAAGTTATACACCCGGTCTGTGGCCCTGCCGGTTTTCCCCACCTCTTGGCCGGTCACATTGGCCACCGGCTCTATGCCCTCAAGGGCAGGGATATTGGACCGCAGCAGGCCAAGAACGCCCTCTGCGTCGCTCTTGGAGCCGTCGTTGAACGTCGCCGCCGCCTGCCGCTGGGCGTATGTATTCCCTGCGGCGTCCGTCACCCGCGGCATGGTGATTTTCCCCGCCGCCGTATTCGGCTCTGTAAGCCTCTCTGCGGCGTTCTGCGTTTCGGCGCCAAAGTTTACGACCGGTGCCGTCTGCACGTCCTGTGCCGCCGGTTCCGTGGCAAACTGCGGCATTTCCGCCGTGCTGGTATCCTGCGTTCGCTCCAGCGTCGGCATCTGCACCGTCCGACCTCTCCGAAGCTGGCCGCTGCTGCCGATAAGCCCCATAGTGCCGCCCAGCAGGAAATCATAGGCCATCTGCGCCGCGTCGTCCGTTGTGAAGATGGCCCCGGTGCCGTCGTCCAGCCCCAGCGCCCGGTCCGCCAGCGGGTTCAACACGTCGGAAACGACTTCTTCAAGGCCTTCACCGCCGGAGTTGATGAGCCACACAGCGGCCCGCTGGCCTGCTTCTGTCTTGGTCAGCTTGTCGGCCACTTTTTCCACAAGCTCGTCCGCCGTACCGGCGCCGTAGGCCTTGGCGAGACCGCCGAACAGCTTTTCCGTCAGCACCTCGATTGTGGCGCCCTTCAGGCCGGAAAGCGCCTGCTGCCCGGCTGTCTTACCCTCCCGCCGGGCCTCGGCGGAGGCGTCGCCGTATACGCGGCTGGCCATGGATACCATGCCCGCGCCCGGTGCGATGGCGTTCGCCGCCAGGTCGGCCAGGAGCTGCGTGCCGGTGTAGCCCAGATCCACAAGGAATTGCCCCGCCTTGCCGCTGCCCTCCTTGGCGGCGGCCACGTCCTTGTCGGCGCTGGCCTTCAGCCGGTCCGAAGCGGCGAAGGCATCGTTGGCGGTCTCCATCGTCCGGGCCTTTTGGCTCGCCGTAGCCTCCTTGTAGATATTCTCCATCTCGGCGATCTTGCCGTCGGTGTACATTGTGTTGAGTATCTTGTAGTACCGGCTTCTCTGGTCCACCGTCAGCCTCTTGCCGGTGTTGGGGTTGACGCCGGTTTTCAGAGCCTGCTCATAGAAGGCCTTGGTGTCCTTCATCTGCTGGATCTTGTTGTCGTTTTCCTCCTTCTGCATGGTCTCCTGCAGGTTGCCCATGCCCTCCACGATGCTGCCGCCGATGTTGGCGTAGGAGGAGCCGATGCCCTTCACCGCAGCGCGTGCGGTCTTGTACGCCTTTTCCAGCAGCTCCCCGCCGCCGGAGTAGTCGCCCGCTCCGAATGCGCGAATGTTCGCCGCCCGGTCTGTCGCCGACTGCTGCGCTGGCTTCACGGTCTTCACCTTCGGTGCCGTGGTTCTCCCGCTACTCTGTGTGCCGGATCCGTTCGCCACGGACTGCACGATGCCAACGCCCTTGGACGTGGTTTTCCCCAGCACGGGCATCTGCGTCCCCGATGTCTTGGCCGGAGTCACCAGCTTCGGCATCTGCAGCGCAGGAAGCGCAGAGGGCAGGGACACACTGCGTGCCCCTGCCTTGTTCCGCTTGATTACTTCTTCGATGGTCATAGCCTTAGACTTTTTAGCCATGATAGAGCCCTCCTGTCAGCTTGTCCAGCCGTTCTGCCTCATGGTCGCCGCGAGATCACTCTGCTGTGCCGCGCTCAGCTGCCCCCACGCCTGCTGGATAAGGCGGTTGGCCACGCCGGTCATGCCGCGGGAGGCGTACAGCATGATGTTGTTTTTCACGGCGTTGTAATTGCTTAGACCGGTGCCGGCCCCTGCGGCGCTGCCCTGCTCCTGCGTGGCCACCCCGCCTCCGCCGTAGGACTGATAGCTCGCGGTGCCGCCGGCGGACTGCTGCCGGGCGGCCATGCGCTCCTGCAGATAATTCCGGTACTCGCTCTGTACCTGGCTGAGATAGTTTGCCATCTGCTCCGCGATCTGCGCGTCGCCGGACAGCCGGGCTGCCGTGATGGCCTGCCGCAGCTGCGCCATCGTGTCGTTGTACTGTGTCTCAAGGTCGGTGAGGTCGTTCTGATAGTCGGCCTCCGCCGCGATCCGCTGGCTGTCCGCCATGCCGCCGTACACGCCGCTGGCCGCCAGCTCCTGCTCCATGTTCCGCTGGGACAGCATTTTGTTGATGTACGCCCGGCGTGCCGCTTCCTCATGACTGGTGCCCGCCTGCTCGATCTGGCGGTTGTAGTCGTTTACGGCCTGCTGCACCTGCGCGTTGACGGCATCGCGCAGGCGCTGCTCATAGTCGGCGCCGCCCATGCGGTCCAGGAAGTTCTCCCACGACATATCGCCGTTCAGCTCGTCCTGCGCCAGCGCCTCCCGGTAGGCGTTCCACGCCTCGGCGGCGCTCATGCCGCCCGCTGCCGCCTTGGAATTCGCGCCCCACAGGCCGTCCGCCGTAGTGCCGTAGTATTCCTGCATCTGCCGGACCTGGTCGGCGGTCAGTCCGCCGTTGTTGTAGCCGCTGCCGGAGTAGCTGCCGGAACTGCCGAAGCTTCCACCGTAGCTCCCGCCGGAGTAGTTCCCCTGCGCCACGTTCTTAGCAGCATCCTTCACCGCACCGGCGATGGCCCCGGCCACGCCGCCGGCAAGGCTCCCGCCGGAACCGCTGCTGCCGCTGCTTTTGGTGGTGCCGCCGGAGGAGCTCGTATCCTTCGCTACGCCGGTAAGACGCCCCACATGTACGGTCTTATAGCCCGGAGGCGCAGAGACCGCTCCCTTGCCCCCACCGGAGGATCCACCCTTGATCCCGGTGCCCCCGCCGCCGAAAACAGCGCCGGTCAGCGCGCCGTTGATACTGCCCCCGGCTTTGGTGCCTCCCCGGTTGTTCCCGGTACCGGTGGTCTTGTTCTTATTCTTGTTGGTGGTCTGGATGATGTTTCCGTTGTACCTTGCCATATCCCTTACCTCCTTACACCCTCAGCAGGGCCGTCCATGTGTTCTTGCCCACGATGCCGTCAGCGGCCAGCTTGTTGGCTGTCTGGAACTTCTTGACCGCCTTCTCCGTGGCCGCGCCGAAATCACCGTCCGCGCCGTATACGCCCACGCTGTAGCCCCAGCCGATCAGCGTCCGCTGCAGCAGCTTCACCTGCTGGCTCTTGCTTCCCTTGGCCAGCATATACAGCGCCAGCGTGATATTCACGCAGGGCTCCTCCGGCTTCTCCGGCTCCACCGGCGTACCGTAGGCGATGGCCTCGAAGGGGAAGTTGTCTCCGGGGCACCCGGTGGCGTTCACGTCCCGGTGCTTCTGTACCTTCGTGATGCCGTACTTCTGCTTCAGATAGGCCACCAGCTCCGCACCCGCGGCCCGCTGGGCCTCCGGCATGGTGGTCTCCGTCATGTAGTTGCCCTCGAAGCACACGCCGATGCTGTCGTAGTTGTTGTTGCCGGCGTGGGCGCCCACCGTGTCCTCCGGACGGCCCCGGTAGACGGAGCCGTCCTTGCGGACAAAGAAGTGGTACCCGATGCCCACCCAGCCGTTGGCCAGGTGCCAGCTGTGGATCTGCTGCGCCGTGCAGATCTTAGCCGCTGCGTGGTGCAGGATGATCCGCGTGGTGGCGGCCCGCTTCGTCAGCGAGCCGTTCCACTTGTAGTCCACCTCGTTAATTTTCATCGTTCGCGCCCTCCGTGTCCGCCGCCACAGTCTCCGCGTGGCTCTCTGTGACGTTCTTCAGCTTTTTAATGAGCGTCACCAGGAACTTCGGCACCGGCGCGCCGATGGCCGCCACGTTCTCGAGAATGGAGATCAATTCATTTATGATGAGCCACGCGATCACAATAGCTGCGATGAGGAAATCCACGTTGATGTGGATGCCCACCTGCTCCATGCCGTAGCGCAGCAGATAGTCCGCGCCCATCGCCACCAGCACGATCACAAGATAGCCCACCTTCTTGATGATGCCCTTGATGCCCGTCCGGCTGCACAGCTCACCGGCAGACCACGCCTTGGCCATCCCCGTGCCGTAGTCCACCACCATGGCGATCACCAGCACGATCAGGGGGATAAAAAGCTGCACCATATAGGCGCTCAGCACGCCCAGCGCGGCGGCCACCACCGCAGAAATAGGGTTCATAGTCTCTTTCATGTCTCGCTCCTTTCCGCGCCCGGTCAGGGCGCTTTCGTCATGTCCTCCGCCCCTGTGGCAGCGTCCAGCTCCCGCAGCAGCGCTTCCTTCGTCTGTTCATCTCGTATCACGGCCACGGCGCGTTCCACCAGGCAGCACAGCGCCTCAATGACTTCCAGCTCACCCATCGGCGTTCTCCGTCCAGCCGTACACGCCCGGCTCCCACACGTTGCCGTCCGCGTCGCTGGTCCAGTGCTTGCCGTTGTGGCTCACTCTGTCTCCAGCACTATAGGCATCGTGCGCGCCCGTTGGCTGGCTCCACACCGGCCATGCCTCCGCCGGATCAGCCGCCACCGCCCACAGGGATGCCGCCTTGTCCGGCTCCCATCCCGTCTGGGACGTATGGGCCTGCACGCAGCGGTACAGCTTCTCGCCGTAGTTGCGGAGCTGGCCCACCGTATAGGCCACGCCCGCGGTCCAGTCGGCGAACATCGTCCGGTGCTTGCCCGCCGTGGCCTGGTCGATGCTTCCCGCCTCCGCAAGCGTCACAAAGGCCACCTCTGTGGCCGCCGTCTGCACGGCCAGCCGACTCTCCAGCGTGTCCACCTTCTCCCGCAGGTACGGCACGCTCTCCACGATCTCCGCCGCGACCTCCTCTGTGCCCTCCATGGGTGTCCTGTTGCTCAGGGAATACACCTTGCCGCCCAGCACGACGCCCTGCGCGTCAACTGCCTCACAGAGGCCGTAGCAGCCGTTTTCCTGCAGCTGTACCCATACCGGCCATTCCTGCGCGGCCACCTCCTGGCCGTCCCTCTTGAATACATACATGGTCTAACGCTCCTTTCCCGCGCCCACCAGCGCGGCGATGTAGTTCAGATCTGCGATGGGTGCCTCAAAGAAAGCGTTGCCCCAGAGGAAGTGGTCCTCGTGGTCCGTGTGCCGGTACTTCCCGCACAGCTTGTCCGCCCACACCCGGTCCCATCGGTCCTGGTGTCCGGCGTCCCGGCGCTCCAGCGTTTTGCAGATGGCCTCCGTCAGCGCCCCGCGCCGCAGGCCCTGCCCATCGTTGTCCCGCTTGAAATGCTCGTGGGCTCTCTGGCTCCCCACCGCGCAGAGCTGCCGTCCCTGGTAGTACAGGAAGTCGCCCCGCCTCTCCAGCGCGGCGCCGTAGGGGATGTTCACCCTGCCGGATATGCCCTCGAACCGCGCCCGTCTGTGACATACATACCTCATGCTGCCCTCTCCTTTCGCAGTGCGCTGTGCAGCGTCCGCAGCGCTGTCAAGCGTCCGTTGTCGTTGTGTCTCTTGTAGTAGCCCTTGGCGCTCACGATCTGCGCCCTTACGCCCTCCCAGTCGCCCCTGGCGGCCAGCAGGCGCATTTTTCGCCGGCAGCGCCTCTGTGCGTCCCCGGTGCGGTGCGTCACCACCCGGCCCGTTTCCGTCAGCCGGAACTTCGTCTTGCAGTAGCGGAAGGGCCGCCGCAGCGGCGCATAGCGGCACTTCCTGCGGTTTACACGCAGTCCCAGCGCCTCGCACCGTGCGATGAACGCCTCCAGCACCGCCGCCGCGTCCACGCCCGGCGGTACCAGGATCACATAGTCGTCCATGTAGTGCTGCGCCTCCATGTGCATCTGGCACCGCAGCCAGTTATCCACTGCCGACGGCAGAGCCACCATCTCCTGTTGGCTCTGCTCCATGCCCAGTGGCATACCCCGGCCCGGCTCAGTCTCCGGTGCCGTCAGCACCATCTCGTCCGCCAGTGCCCGGATGGGCCCCTCCGGCATATACCGCCGGTGGCGGTCCAGCAGTGCCCGGCGCGGCGCCGAGGGAAAGAACTCCTTGAGGTCGCACAGGATCACGCTGCCCTCCCGGCCATAGCGGCGGTAGTGCCGCATCAGCGCCCTTTTCAGCCGCCGGTAGGCGAACTCCAGGCCCTTGCCCTGCTGGCTGGCCCCGTTGTCGTAGATCATGGCGGGGCCGTAGCACGGCGCGAGGACAAACCGGCTGTGTACCTTCTGCACCTGCCTGTCGTCCACATGGGGCGCGTCGATGGGCCTGACCTTGCCTCGTTCCATCACGGTGAAGTGCACCGGCCTCCGCTGCGGGTGCCATGCGCCGCCTTCCACCAGGCGGCAGCTCTGCGCCGTCCGTAGAAACAGCTCCGCCTCGAAGGCCTGTATGCTGGTTTTCCACCGCACGCCCCGGCAGCAGTCCTTTCCGCATTGGTACATCCGGTCGAACCGGGCGATGTCCTCTATCGTACCCAGCGCCGCCATGTGCCGCTGCCTGCGCTCCTGCCGCCGTGCCTCCCGTCGCTGATAGCGCCCCTCCCGGCGCTCCGCGCTTGTCATGTGGTAGTCTCCCGGCAGCGTCGGGCCGTGCCGCCCGGCGTTTTCTCTGCTCTCCCGCGGCACATGAAACGGAGGTAGGCACATTCTCCGCCATGCAAGCGCCCGCCATAGTCCCGGCGGGTGTGTCGGAACGCCGTTCCTTGGCGTTCCGGCAAGCGTCCGTGCAGCGGTGCGGAAGACGGTTTTGGACGGCGTGCGCCGTCGCGGGAAGTGCCTCTCCTTTCGCGCAAGGTCCTGTTGCTGTTCGACCTGCTCACCCTCCAAGCGTAGAGGGGGCACGAAATCCGGGGGCCACGCCAAGCGAATTGCTGGCATTGTTGTTGTTCGCGGTGCCCGACGTGTTCACATTGCAGAAATTGTTGCTGTTGCTGGCATTCGGCGAGCGCAGCCAGGCATTGACCGCCTCCCGCCTCCAACGCAGTCGGGCACTTTTTCAGAGACACACCCATACTCTTATGACTTCCTTTTCTTTTCCTGCGCCATATACCGGCGCTTGTCGCTGTCTGCCACCGCCTCCAGCTTCTTACGCAGCGCCACGCAGTCGGCGCCCACGTCCGTTTCCATCCGGTGCAGCTTTTTCAGCGCCGCCTCGGCGCTCAGCGTAACGCCCTTGCCGTTGCGGAAGGCGCCCTCCGGGTTGGACCGCAGCACCTCATGTACCTTGTCCATTCTCTCGCCCAGCGCCTTGGCCGCAGCGTGGCATCGCAGCAGGTACTCCCGTCGCAGCGCCAGCTTCTGCCCGTCGCTGGGGAACACGTCGTTGGCTTTCACGGCGAAGTCCTGTACCTCCCCGGCCAGCTCCGCCGTCGGTACGGCGATCAGCCGGCCGTACCGTGCGCTCATGCACGAGAGCAGGTCGATGACCTCCACATACAGCTTCTTGCTCAGCAGCACGAACTCCGGATCCCGTGGGTTGTTTGGATCCGGCTTCTGCCTCTTATAGGCCGGTACGCTCATTTTGGATCCTTCTCCTTTCGCTCCCCCGGCTTTCGCCGGGGGATAGTCTTTCCGATGCCGGGCTTCGCCCGATTACGCGCAAAAGCCGGGGGCCACGCCACGCGAATTGCTGGCAGAGCTGGTGCCCGCGGTGCCCGACGTGTTCACAATGCAGAAACTGGCGCTGGTGCTGGCATTCGGCGAGCGCAGCCAGGCAAGGACCGCCGTGGTGGTCGCCGAGTGCTTGTAGAACACCTTGGGGTTGCCCGCCTTGAAGTAGTCGTACTGCGCCTGCTTGCTCTGCTCGGCGCTGTTGGCATACGTCCGCGCGCCGAAGATCTCAAACTCCGCCATGAGGAACGTGTAGTCCGTGGTGGCCGTCAACGGCGAGTTGTTCTGCGTCCACTTCGTCACCGGCTTCATCACCGCCAACAGGTCCTCCGGCAGCACCGCCATGAGACTGCCCTGCAGAGGGTTGTCCGGTGTGTTGCTATTGCCCAGCACCGTCTTCCGCATTCGGGAGGCCTCCCAGCCACCGGAGTTGGTGTTCGTGGTGTTCATGGTGAAGTACGCGCCGCTGGTCTGGTGGTCGTACAGGTTGTCGCAGAAGGCCACCATCTTGGTTCCGATCTTGCCCATAAGGAAGTGGATGCGGTGCTCGCCCTCCACGGCGCTGTTGTGGTCAAAGCCTATGATGAACGCCTTGACGGTCACATTGGACATGATGAGGTCCTGCCAGTTGCCGGTGAGCGTCACGTCCTTCGTGTCGCCCACGGACCAGTAGTTGGCCCCCTGCCCGGCGTCCGATACCGCCTTGATCATCTCCCAGCTGTTGCTGTTCAGCTCCGCCGCCACGAAGCTGAGGGTGATCTCCTGCGGCACCGTGGCCGTCTTGACGTCCGGCGTGGTGGTGCCATCCTTGGTGGCACTCACGGTGTAGGTGCCCGCCTCGTCCAGCTCCAGCACTGCCTGTCCGTTCTCGCTGACGGCGCTCACCGCCACGCTGCCCTTCCGGGCAGTCACCGTGGCGCCGCTGTCCACGTTCACCACCAGCTTCTGCGCGCCGTCGCCCGCGCCGCCGCCAAATCGAATGATAGTAGGCATTTCTTTACTCTCCCTCCTTGATGACGCGGATGGGGATGTCCACGGTGGGCACCTTGCCGTAGGCCTTCAGCGTCATGGTGCCCGCCGCCTGTCCGGCGTCCGTGATGTTGGCCGCCTGCAATGCCTTCAGCTGCTCCGCCGTGATGTTCACCGCCGGCAGCAGCTCCTGGTAGCTGTTGGCCGTCACCCCGGCGATGGCCAGCGTGTACACAAAGGGCGCTTCGCTGCCCGTCCAGCCGGACGCCAGCAGCGTGGCCGTCACCGTAGCCCTGGGGCCGGAATAGTCCGTGCCCGGCGCCGCGGCCGTCACGCCGCCGGAGCCGTCGCCCTTCAGCAGTCCGCTGGCCGTCACCTTGCTCTGGAAGTCGCCCACCTTCTTGCCGCTGTCGGACAGGTTGCCCGCCGCGTCCAGCGCGGCCAGGTTGCCCGCCGCTGCGGGCACCGTCTTGTCCGCCTTGTTCCCGATCTTGGCCAGGTCGCTGTTGAACTGCGTTTCCGTGCCGGTGTAGCCGCCCTTGCTGGCGGCGGTGTAGGCACTCTCGCCTGCCTCTCCCTGCGGGCCCTGGATGCCCTGCTCGCCCTGCGGGCCAGTCTCGCCCTGGGGGCCCTGTGGGCCTTCCGGGCCCTCCGGACCGGTGGGACCGGTGGGGCCCGTCGCGCCGGTAGCGCCCTGCTCGCCCTTTTCACCCTGGATACCCTGCACGCCCTGGGGGCCCTGTGCGCCGGTGTCTCCCTTGGGACCCTGCGCGCCGGTGGCGCCCGTGGGGCCCTGGGGGCCCTGCGGGCCCTGCAGCTTGCCGAGGCTCACCCAGTCCGTGGCCAGCTCAGACCATATAAAGATCTCATCGTCCTCCGCCGTCACCTGGTAGGCGTACTCGTTGCCGGTAGGGAACGCCTGCTTCAGCGCCGCCAGCGTCGGGTAAATGTCCTGAACGGTGAAGGACTTGCCGTCCTCGCCGGGATCGCCCTTCTGGCCCTGTGGGCCGGTGGGGCCTGCGGGGCCGGTGGCACCGGTCGCGCCCTGCGGGCCTGTCTCGCCCTGCTTGCCCTGTATGCCCTGTGCGCCCTGCGCGCCGGCAGGACC